GACATATCGCCGAATGTATTTTGGTATTAGGAAAGTATGAACTAAGTGATAGTCAAGTAGTTGATAAGGAAATCAATGCTATGGCTATGGTAATAGAATTATTAGGAGTCATAAAATAATGAATGAAAAATATTGGGGTGAAAAGAAACCACCTGCTAAAAAAGGTGCACAGCCTAATGGTAATAAACCAGAAAAACATATAGCAGTTCATGAGAACAAGATTTATTATTATGCTGGAGTGAATAGGGAAAGTGCAGCAGAATTAAATAAAAAGATAGGTGAGATAGAATCCAAGAGTTTGACATTAGCAAATACCTTAGATATAGATCCACCCACACTTAAAGTATTGATAAATTCAGGAGGTGGTTCAATCACCGCAGGTATTTCGTCTATGGATACGATACTGAGGTGTAAAGTTCCAGTTCATACTTATGTAGATGGATTCTGTGCAAGTGCAGCCACATTTCTTTCAGTAGTAGGTGAGAAAAGATTTATGAGTAGAAATTCTTATATGTTGATTCATCAATTATCTACAAATTTTTGGGGAAAGTATTCAGAGTTTGAGGATGAGAAACAGAATCTTGATTTGATGATGGAAACTATCAAAAATGTATATAGGGAGTATACAGAAGTTCCAATGAAAAAAATTGATGAAATTTTAAAACATGATTTAATGTGGGATGCAGAAACCTGTAAAACTTTGGGATTGGTTGATGAAATAGTTTAGGAGTTATAAATGAATGTATTAGTTATAGGGGATAGTTGTGAGGATGTTTTTATTTATGGAGACATAGAAAGAATAAGTCCTGAAGCACCTATTCCAGTTTTTAAACCAACACACGAAGAATCAAATGGTGGTATGGCAAAAAATGTTGCAAATAATGTTGAGTCATTAGATATGCATATTTATACTATAAGAAATAAAAATAGTATTGTAAAGAAAAGATATGTAGAAAACCGTTCAAGTCAAATGGTATTAAGAGTTGATGAACATGATTATTGTGATAGAATAAAAATAAAAAAATTACAAGGTATAATGAATAATAAATTTCAATCTTATACTTTGATGGGTACTGTAGATAAAATTGATGCAATTATTATTTCGGATTATTGTAAAGGTTTTTTAGAAGAATCAGATATTCAACATATTTGTGAGAATAATAAGAATGTATTTATTGATACTAAAAAGAAACTTGGTGAATGGATTAAAGACGCAGATTTTATAAAGATAAATGAATTAGAATACAAGAAGAATCATGAATTACTATCAGATAAGGGATTTGAAGAAAAACTTATTGTTACATTAGGTAGTAAAGGATGTAGATATAAAGGATTAGAATATCCAGTAAAAGAAGTTCCTGTAAAAGATGTTAGTGGAGCAGGAGATACATTCATTGCAGGATTAGTTCGTGGTTATTTAGATACAAACAATATAGAAAGTGCAATTAAATTTGCACAAAAATGTACAACTCATGTAGTACAAAAACATGGAGTTGCAACAGTTACATTAAAGGAGATAGAAAATGGCTAAAAGACAGCCAACACAAAGAGAAGTTCAAGTTGATTTAACAAAAGCAGATACTGTAAAGTGTGATGATTGTGGGAATTATCTTTTTATACAGTCAAATGTTATAAAAAGAATTTCACCAATTTTATCACCAACAGGAAAAGAAGCAATTGTACCAGTTCAAGTTTATAGTTGTGGGAGTTGTGGTAGAGTTCCAAAGATGTTTTTGGAAGGTAGTGGATTAGGTTTAACAGATGAAATAAATAAACCAAAAAAAGATGCACTTTCACGACCAGATTTGGAATGGGCTGACAGTAAAGGTATTTAGTGTTAGAATCGATATCATTAGATATTGCAAATTATTGGACATCAAATGATTTTTTAACAGAATCTAATAAAAATTGTGGAACTTTTGTTGCCTTTGATTGGGTAAAAGAAGATGGAGAATATTATTTAACTGAAATAAATACCAATGTTGATTTAAGTGATTTAGAAGTTGATGGTTTTAAATTTAATGATTTTGTAAATTTTTTAAAAAAAAATAATTTTACTCTTGTATTGGGACTAAGAAACGTTGCCAATTTGCCTACTCGTGGCAACGAGAATCCATCTTCTGAGTGGACAGATAAATTAAAAGAAATATTAAAATTTAATAAGATAGATTATGATGAGTATATGATAAATCGCTGGCCGGCACCAATTCCTAAATTTGATGTTCCAGATAATGTTTTTATTTTAAGATATTCATACGATGAACATAGTAAAATAGATCAGTTTGCTGCTCACAATATATTATTTACAGATTTTATAGAAAAGAGTGATTGGGAAAAATATTATAAGCAAAGACTCCATTGGCCAGCGTGGTTTGAATCTGAAGAAAGAAGGAGAGTTATAGTTTTTGTTGATGATATAGAAAATTTAATATTACACGAGAGTTTTGATAGATGATTAAATTTTTTTATAGTTTATCAAACTATAAACCAGTAAAGGTGATACCCGAAATAACACAAGTTATAAAAATTGACCGACAAAAACTTCGAGGTGGAATAGATACATTTCAGGATGAATTAGATTGGCGGGAAATGTGGACGGTAGAGGATTCAGAAAAAAGATTAGAAGATGGTTGGTGGTTTTATGTTATAGAAAAGGATAATAAATATATTGGTTGGGCGTGGTTTGATACTGAAACAAAAAGGTTTTGTAATTTATATGTTCATAAAGATTATAGAGATAGTGGATATGGGAAACAATTAGTATATGCACGATTGAATGAATGTAAGAAACAGAATATAAAAAAGGTTTGGATGGAAGTGGATGATTGGAATATACCTATTCAAAAAATTGGTCAAGAACTTGGATGGACACCAAAGATACATTATACATTTTGGACAGGTGGTTATGATACAACTTTTTATGTATGTAAACTTTTGACAGAGGGAGAATTAGTTCAACCAATTTATATTGATGATAGGATAGAGCATGGTGGTTATCATTCTAATCCACTTATAGTTCAAAGAGGAGAACCTGATAAATATCCAAGGAATTCATTTGATATAGAACAAGAAAGAATGGAGTGGTTACGAAAGAAAATTTATAAAACTATTCCAAATTCTGAAGAAAGTTTTTTGGAAATGATGTTTATTGATAAACCTATAAATGAATATCCAGAAATAAGTAAAACTGTTGAGAAATATAATGAATGGATTCCAGAAACTATCCATAAAAATAAAAAAGATGAACCATCTTGGTTGGAGGCACAGGCAGATATTGTATTACGATTTCAAAAACAATTTGGATTGGAAATAGAATATCCGATAGAATATATAGAAGATGATTGGTATGAAATCATAGATTGTGCAATAGAAGAAGGTAAATTTTATTCTGAAAGGTTACCAGAAAAATATAAAGATTTAAAAGTGTTTGGGGGATTTTCTTATCCATCAAGACACTTGACACGAGAAGATATGTTGGAGATGGCAGAAAAGATGGGGTTTGATGAGTTGTTGTATTATACTTGGACTTGTTGGTATCCAACAGATAAGGGTGAACCTTGTGGTAAATGTAAAATATGTAAGGAGAGAATAATAGAATGTCGGAGTATTGGGGACATCACTTAATACTTGATTGTAAATCAGGTAGTAAGAAGTTAATTAGAGATAAACAAAATCTAAAAAATTTTGTTGATGAACTTGTGAATAGAATAGATATGGTCGCTGTCGGAGAACCAATTATAAAATTTTTGGCTTCTAATGCCGTGGATAAGGCGGGATATAGTCTTGTTCAATTAATAGAGACAAGTTCTATTGTTGGACATTTTATAAATAGTAGTGGTGATTTTTATTTAGATGTATTTAGTTGTAAAGAATTTGAAATAGAGAAGGTTACAGAGTGTGTGGATGAATTTTTTTCACCACTTGAAACAAAAAGTAGATATTTATTAAGAGAATAAGGAGTAGTTATAATGAATAAAATAATAAGGTTATTGTTGATAGGAATGGTTTCAATACTATCAGCCCAAACAGCAACAATGAGTAATAATTTTATTGGATATGCTACGTTAGGAGATACAGTTTCTTTTGACAAGCCATATATTTGGTCATTTATAAAAAGTGATGATTCAAAGTGGTTAGCATCAATATTTATAGATGCACCTTGGACAGATGATGTAGTATATGTCGAGGAGTTATTCTATAAACCATATAGTGATAAATTTACTATTGGATTAGGACGACAGGTAATTCCATTTGGTTCTAATGTTCCATATCTTGATTTAACAAGAGGAGATAAGTTTACTTATCAGACACCAACAGAACACGATGTTGGTTTGTTATATTTTGGTGATGGAGTTAGTGTATATGGTGGAATTGGAAATTTCTTTATTGAGACATATTATGGTTCTGATATAGAAAATAGTTGGGAAGATTATTCTACGACCAGATTAAGTTATGAATGGAAGAACCAATTTGTAGGATTTTCATATGATAATCAAGATAGACAATCACTTGATATAAGTGGATATAGTAAATATGTTGATTATGTTAGTGAAGTAGGTTTAAGTCATGATTATCAATGGATTAGGGCAATAGTGAAACCAGGTTTGTACGGTGTTTCTTTATTGGTTGGATATGAAACAACTAATGGTGAAAGTCAGGCATTATATGGAATTGCATGGCAATATGGAGAACCTAATCGTTTTCTTTCTACTGAATTAAGTGGTGATGGTGATTTAAAAGTTAAGTTATATTATAGTTTTAATTTAAAAATAGGAAAAGAAGATGAATAAATTTTTAAAAGGTTTCTTGGCTATGGCAGGTGCAGTACTCGCGTGGTCAAGTCTTGAAGTTACGGGTAGTTATATTTTTGCAGAAGGAGCAGGAACGGTAACTTTGTTATCAACAAGATTCTTATTTGCTACATTGTTGTTCGGAGGAACTATTTTGTTTCAAAAATATAGAACTGGTGAAAATCTATTTCGTATAGAAAAACAAGATTATAAGTATTTTCTTGGTAATGGTATTTTCTTGTCATTACATTTGTTAGTGTATTGGTTTGCTTGGGAATTACTTGATCCTAACTTGGCGGTAATCTATGGTATTTTCTATATGTATCCACTTGTATTAGTACTTTTAGCAGTATTTTACAATGGAGAAAAGTTTAGTAATAATAGAAAGATAGCATTAGGACTTGGAACGGTTGGTGCATTATTTGCCTGTGAGTTTCTACCTTCCTTTTCAATAGAAGGATTAAATATAAATGGTATTTTATTAGATGTTGCAGCAGTAATTACATGGGTAGCATATTTGTTAATAGGACAAAATATAATGAAGAAGTATAAACCACTTACAATCGTGTTTTATGATTTTTTACAAGTGTTTGTTTATGTTTCATTATTTCAGTTACCAACAGTTACGATTTCTGAACTTAATCCACACAATCTATTAGCTATTTTATATTTGGCAGTAGTTGCAAGTTTTATTGCATATCTATGTTATTGGACAGCGGTGAAAAAAATTGGAGCCAGCAATTCAGGTATATTTGAACTCGCTACACCTATTATTGGTGTATCTCTTGCATTTTTATTTTTAACTACAGTACCAACATTATATCAAGTTGGTGGATTGTTAATGTTAGTAGGTAGTACTTATTTAACATATAGAGAAAAGGAAGTAGTATATGACAATTGACTATTTAGTCAATAAAGGTGCATCTACATTTGTAGTTCCTAAAAATCATTATTTCAAATTTGAATTATTAGAGGGACAACAAACATTAGATGTTGCTATTTGGAGTAAGGAGAATCCAAAAAATAAATTTCTTAGTATGCATAATACTTTATTTAGGAACGGATTGTTTATTACTAAAGGATCTAAATTATGGTCTGATTATAAAATACGAGAGGTTATGATGGAGTGTGTAGATGAAACTAAATATGAATCAATTAAAGATGGGTGGTTTCATCATTTATTAGCAGGATATTGTGATGATGGAGAAAATATGGGTTCATATCTTATCGGAGACACAAATTTGAAATCACAGAAGCTCGCATATAAACAGAAAATACTCCTTTTGTCTCAACAAAAGGACAGAAGGGTAAGGAGTCAATATGGTTTGGGAAGTTGTAAGACTAATTTTCTTGAAAGTATCCACGAATTTGGTTTGTATGAAGAACACTTAAATGATAATACTATAAATTTATTTTCAAAAGTCAAGTCAACTAAAAATGGTCTATTTAAGTGGGATAAATCTGATGCCAAAGTTGGTGATTATATAACTTTCAAAAGTCATACTGGTTTGATAGTTTCTGTATCATTATGTCCTGGTGTAGATTTTCCATACTTTCACCATAATAAACCATTTTCAAAATTGTCAAGTGTAAATCCAATTAAAGTTACAATATATGAATAACGAAGAATATTTATTAGATTGGTTTAAAAATCATGTTTGGTCAAGAATTAGACCATCTAATGTATGTGATGGTGTAGGAATATTTGCCATTAGAGATATTCCAAAGGGAACAAGTGTTTATGATATGGCACCAAAAACAGTAGACGAGTGGATTCCATATGAAACGGTTGTGGAAACTTTACCAATGGGGGTTGTAGATATGATAATTGATGCTCAGCCCATCGTTGGTTCAAAATTGTGTGACTCTGATTTTGTGTGGAAAGAAGAATATGGTCCATTATGGATGTATACAAACCAAAATATGAATTGGATAAATTATTGGTGGCACCAGAATCATTCAGATACTCCAAATCTTGATGCATATGCTACTAAAAATCCAAGAATTTTTAAGTTTTTTGCAAATAGAGATATAAAAATGGGTGAAGAATTGTTTGAAGATTATAATTCCCTGCACCAGTTCCCTGATAAGAAACTGGCTCTAACGAAGAAATGAAAATTAAATATGTAGATTTAGGAGGTGTTTCTAAAGAAATGTATACTGGTCTTTGGGAATATGATAATGTAGTAGATTTAAAAGAACCAATTCTTATAAAATTTAGTACCAATAAAACATTAGTTTCTTTTTGGCAAGGACCATATTGGAACGAAGAAAGTCAAGAATGGGAAAGTGTATATTCAGATTTGAGTGATTATTTTTATTCTTCAGAATTATCAGATATTTTTAAAGTTAGATTATATGAAAAATTAGAAATACCTTACAATGCCGATATGGTTTATTATGTTGAAAGTCCTGATGTTACTGATTTTCTTTTATTTTATCCTGATATTGGTCGATTAACGGTAGAACAGAAAAATATAAGAAGTAATATTATGGATATGATATTGGAATCCATAAGTAAAGTACTAAGAAAAAATTATTCAATAAAAACTCGCTGTGAGGGGAACGATATATTTTTTAAGTCAGATGATAAATGGAAAAAATTTGTCGGAAGTATGTACAGACCATCAAGAAATAATTGGGGGCATTTTGATATTAGTTTAACATATAAATTTGATTCAGAAATAGCAAATAGGGTTAGAACATTTGATACTAAAGTCAGAGTAAAGAAATTTGATGTTGAAGATATTTCTAATATGGTAGGTGGATTATGGGAAGTTAATCCTACAATAGAAAAGAATAAATTAGAAACAGAAATTATTAACTTGGTAGTTGATGAGTTAAATTTAACTATTAAAAATGATTCATTAACTAATGAAGAAGAATCAAAATTATTAGAGAGAGGTAATCGAAGATTAACAGAAAAAGAATGGTATTTATACGGAAATAATGATGGATTTGACATTGGATATTAATACAAGTAGTAAATTTTTGATTGAACTCGATGAATATTTAGATTTATCTGATTTAGAAGATGTTAGTAAAGAGTTTATAGAAGTAGTTGATAAAATACCTAAAAAATATATTAGAGATGGAGCATTTGAAGATGATAATATTTGTTGTATGTTTCCACGAAATCTTGTAAATCCAGAAGATTGGAAAGATTATGGTTTAATTGATAAACATGAGAAGTGGGAAGATTCTCCTGTATATGATTATCTTCCTAAGTTGAGAAAGTTTGTATCAACATTACCTTATAAGAATGTATCACGGATAATGATTATTTTTAGTAGAATCGGGACAGAAGTAAAGACACATACAGATCATAATGAGAATTGGAGACAAGAAGTTATATGGTTGAATTTATGTGGTGATAAAAAAATATCTGTTGAGGGATTTGATTTAAAAGGAAAGTCATGTTGGTTAGATAATTCTTGTGTTCATGAAACAAAATCTGGTGATGGTCTTTCTGCAAGTTTAAGAATTGATGGGGAGTTTAAAGTGGATTTTAGAAAAGAAATATTTAATGATATAGAATGGAAAACTGTTCGTCATTATGTTGATGATACAGCATATATTAATAATTATACGAAATAATAATGGATTTGATATTTATTGTTGAAAGTAAACGGGAAAATAAATGGAATTTAAAATAAATGATACATTTCGATACACTTCAAGTGGATCACTTGATGATGTTATATATTCAGTTAGGTACTCTTTTGAAGAAAGTGGTTCTTCAGCGCATCCTTCACTTTTAAATTATGAATCTTATAGATATTACCTTAATTGTGATCCAGTTACTTCTACAAATTTGGTAGCATTTGCTAGTGTAACTACTTCATCACTGAAGGACTGGATTCAAGATTCACATGGAGAAAGTTGGGGTTCATTTACTTCGAGTATTCAAACTTCGATGACTAATGCATTAAATTCGAGAACTTCTCTTAAACCATCAGATGTAATGACTTGGACCTCTGGATCACAGTCATTGGATCAAACAGAATTAGCAAGTGGGAGCGCGGCAGTAGAAATAGACTCTTAGTAATGAGTAATTTACCAAAGGGCCAATGTTATACAGGTTATATGTTTGCCAGGATGGACGCTAGTGGTGAATATAATATTTGTTGTGGATCTATACCAATAGCTGGTTCATATAAAGATGATGGAAGATTTTTAAAGTATTGGAAATCAGATAAACTTAAAAAGTTATTACTTGGATTAAAAACAAATTTATTAGAATATAATTCTATGTGGGATAATGCATGTGATGATTGTCCTCACGATATAAGTAATAATGAGATATATGATCACTTAGAGGGCGTAAAAGAGTTGTCTAAAGGTCATGGATTGGATCCTTATCTTGAAGCATTTAAATCTGATGATTTTACATTAGCACCTATATCTTTTTCTTTTGAAATTATGAATCCATGTGACCATAGATGTAATTTTTGTTGGAATTGGTCGTATGATATGTTAGATAATAACGGCACACCGCAATCTTGGAAAGATTGGGCAAAAGTAAAAATGCCATTTGAGATGTTTAAAGATACGGTAGATGATTTGATAGAACTTGGGAGTCCAGCACCATTCGGTAGTAATCAGGGTGGGTGTGAAGATATATTGATTTGTGGTGGTGGAGAACCATTTTTACATCCACAAATTATGGATATGATATCTCATGTCAAGAATAATAATTTTTATTGTCAGGTTACAACAAATTTTAGTAACAGTGTTACAGATGAAAGAATAGATGAGTTAATAAAGTTACAAACAAATCAATTAATAATCAATACTTCGGCAGGAACGGAAGAAACTTATTGTAATACAAGAAGAGTTAAAAAATCAGCGTGGGATAAGTTATTACATAATTTAAATTATATTAGTAACAGAAAGAAAGAAGTTGATTCGGTGAATCCAGAAGTTATAACTAAGTTTATTTTGACAAGAACAAATGTTCATGAGGTAGGTGAAATGATAGATTTAGCAATTAAAACGAAAGCGGATACAATTACATTTAAAAGATTCTTAATAAATGATGTTTATAATGGAGAAAATTTGACAGTAACAGATGAACAGTATAATAAATTTCGTCCAATTTTAGAGGATAAAATGGAACAGTATGGATTTGAAGAAATAATAGCTTATGATGGAATGTTTAATTTTAATTATGTATCAGAAAAATATAATGTTACTTTAAGAAGTGATATGCCTGGGTTTTTTAATAAAATTTGAAAAAATAAATAATGAAGATTTTTGAAATTGGAATGATGAAAACAGGTACTACGTCACTTGGTCAGGCTTTTGAAATTTTAGGATATAAACATAAAGGGTGGTCTTTAAAAATTTATAATCAATTTCTTAAATCAGATAAAAAGGATTACAAAATTTTATATGAGGTTATTGATAATTATGATACATTTGTAGATGGACCGTGGCGTAGTTGTGATTATAAAATATTAGATAAAAAGTATCCTAATAGTAAATTTATTTTATTAGAAAGGGATGATGAAAGTTGGATTAGAAGTATGGAACATTGGTGTTCTCCAAAATTGAATGAGGATTGGAAATCGTGGTCAAGTGAATTTGATAGAAGTGGGATAGATGAAAAGTGGGTAACAGATAGAGATAATTTAATTAAAGAAAAGTTAGATAGTAAAAAATTACATTATAGTGAAAGAAAAAAATATTTTAAGAATAGACCAAATGATTTATTAGTTATGAATATTTGTAGTGGAGAGGGATGGGAAGTATTGTGTCCATTTTTAAATAAACCAATTCCAAATGTTTCATTTTCCAAAGAAAATATTGGTAAAAATTATGAGTAAAATTTTATATACCATCGGAGATAGTTTTACATATGGAGATGAATTAGAAAATCCTGAAATAGAATGTTATCCATATCTTTTATCTCAAAAACTTGGATGTGAGTTAGTAAATGAAGCATTACCAGCCGCATCTAATGATTGGATGTTTAGAAAAACTGTTCAGTGGATTTCTAATCAAAATTTAGATGATATTTTTATGGTTATAGTTGGGTGGAGTAATCCACATAGGAGAGAAGAAAATTTTGATTTTTATTGGGGTGGTACTGTTAAGTATTTTGATAGATGGAATTGGTGGAATCAAGGAGAACATAAAACAATATCTAAGTTTATTAGTAAATATTTGTGGAATTCACAATTATCTTATTTTAAATCATTTACTTATATACTAACACTACAAGAGTTTTTAAAATCTAAAAATATAAAGTATTTGTTTTATGATCCATTTGTAAATTTGTTACAACAAGATAATTGGTATTACGAAGATATGATAAAGGATACCAATATGGAAAAAGTTATTGATAGTATAGATAAAAGATTTTTTATTGGTCCTGAGATTGATGGTAAGTGTGTTGTTGACGGACAGACAAAAGAAAATTCTGTTACTGGTAGACACCCAAATGCGGATGAACATAAATGGTTATCAGAAAAACTATATGATATTATATCATGAGTAAATGTTTGATTGAATTAGATGAGTATTTAGATTTATCTAAATTGGAGTTGGTTAATAAAGAATTTATAGATTCTATTCATAAAGTACCAAAAGAATATATTGAAGATTTTACAGCAAATAAAAGTCATTTGAAATATAAAAATACTAAACAAGACGGTGAAACACGAACAGTAGTTTTAAGAGATGTTATTCCTAAATATTATAAAATATTCAATTATTCCATGATAGATAAGTCTGATTATTGGATGGACGATTTAACATATGATTATTTCCCCCTTTTAAAACAGTTTGTATCAAACTTACCATTTAAGAATATTGGAAGATTTTTTTTCATTTTTAATGAGAATACAACAGAACCAATACTTCATGTAGATCACGGAAAAAAAGAATGGCGACAAGAAATGATATGGATATCTTTCAGTCACAGCAGAAAATTGTTTGTTATGGAAAATAATAAACCTATTTATATAAAAGGATATTCGTGTTGGTTCGATAGCACCAAAGTACATGGTTGTAAAACAAATGGGTATGGTGTTAGTATAAGAATCGATGGAGAATTTACATCTGATTTTAGAAGAAAACTATTTGGTAAAAATTCAAAATGGAAAACTATACCGATAATGGATAAATATGAAGAATAAAAGTCTATTCGACCATATCACTCACATTACACAAAAACAAACAAAAGGTTATTGGGATTCTCTAAACGAAACAGAGAAGAAGCAGTGGTCTAATTATATGATACATAGATTTCTATCTATGAAGATGGAATATGTTGATGTAGTAAATGAAATTCAGAGATACAATCTTAAACCAAAAGATTTATATAAATTATACACCAATGTTCTTCCAAAGAAGAAAGAGTGGTTACGATATGTTAAAGGAAAAAAGACAATGAAATATGAAAAATGGGTAGTAGAAATAATTGCAAAACACTACGAATCAAGTCTATCAGAGTCCAGAGAATACTTGGATGTATTCTATTCAACTGAACAAAATAAGGCAAATCTTAAAACGATACTTCAGAGTTATGGAGTAGATCCAAAGGAAATTAGAAAACTGAATTTACCGTGATTTATTCATCGAATGAATGGGATACATTAAGAGAAGTATTTGTAGGTAATATAGAAAATCCAAATAATCCAATGAAAGGTAAAGACCTTCATTGTATTAATTATGCTGACAAGGATAATATTGATTATGTTAAAGAGGGTTATTATCCTAAACAAGTTATAGAAGAAACTAAAGAAGATTTAGAAGAATTAGTTTCTACACTTAAATCATTTAGAGTATCAGTTAAAAGACCAACGACACAAGATAATTCTAAACCATTTCTATCAAACGGGGAGTGGATGTCAGACGGATATTACAATTATTGTCCAAGAGATAGTGTAGTTGTTATTGGTGATACTATAATTGAATCACCTATGGCTTTAAGGTCAAGGTACTTTGAAACATTCTCTTTTCGTGATGAATTTATTGACTATATGAAGAAAGGTACAAGATGGGTATCTGCACCAAAACCAATGTTACGAGACGAATTATACGATAGGAGTGATTTATCTCAATTAACATTAAAAGAAATAGAACCCATATTTGATGCAGCTAATATTTTAAGATGTAATAATGATATTTTATACTTGGTTTCAAACACAGGTAATAAGTTAGGGTCCCAATGGTTACAGAATTTTCTTGGAAATAAGTATAGAGTTCATATATTAGAAAATATGTATTCGTATTCTCATTTAGATTCTACAATGGCGTTATTGAGAGAAGGGTTGTGTTTATTAAATCCCGATAGAGTAAATGAAGATAATATGCCAGAGTTATTAAAATCTTGGGATAAAATTTGGTGTCCAGAGATGGTAGACATTGGATATTATGGAGATTATAATCATGCATCAGTTTGGGTTGGTATAAATTTATTATCTTTAAATGAGAATTTAGTAATATGTGATGAAAATCAGACGGAGTTACATAAAGAATTGTATAAACATAATATAGAAGTTATTCCAATGAAACTTAGACATTCGAGAACACTTGGTGGTAGTTTTCATTGTGTTACTTTGGATATTTGTAGAGGGGAATAATGTCTTATCTAAAAATAAGTAACATTGACTGGTCAATTGAAGATACTGGATTTGGAGATAGAATGAGGTCATGGACAAATGCTTATATTCTAAATAAATTAAATAATTTTAAATTTACTATTTTGGTAGATGGGCATAGGTGGAGAGAAACAAGATATCTTGATTTTCCATATACCAAAACAGAAAATCATGATTTTGATGAAGAAATAACTTCTGGAGTGGATTATGAGGTAGGAATTATTGGACAGATAAAATTAAAAGATAAGAGTTTTGAGAATAGGATAAAAAAATTAGTTGAAGATAGAGTAGGAATTCACATACGACATTGGCCAAATGTTGATTTTGATCCAAGACCAGATAAAGTAGAACGATTTAATTATACTGATAAGATGAAATTGGTGAGAGAAATATTGGATAGATATCCTAATTCTAAATTTTATATTAGTTCAAATGTTACTTATGATAAACCTGCAATGGGTCCATGTTTACCAGAGTTTAGAAAAGAATCACATTGGATATCTCAAGTATATAAAGATTATGATGTTGTAGATTATAGAAATATTTTAGAGTTGGGGGATATATTACCTAATGTGGTTCAAGATACTAATAATCCTATGTGGTCAAAGGTGTTAGATGATGAAGGTTTTTGTATTAATACAATTAGATATGATAAGAAAGAACATAAGATTGGTTTAAATGAGATAGAAGAAATGGTAATTTTGAGAAACATCATAGATGTGTTTGGATTAATATATAGTAAAGAATTTATATCTTCAAGTAAAACAGGTCCACATTCATCTTGGAGTGAATTTGTTGAAATTTATAGAAAAAAGTTATGACAAGAGTAAATTATGAAACTCTCGGTAAGTTCGTTGATATAGATGAAAAGGACTTGGAGTTTGAAAGGGTTACAAATTCAATAGATGTAGTAGATAGAGAATATGGTGTAGAGGTCATATTTGATTACTACAGGCGTCATGGATTCCCCCACTACACAATTCGTGAAGATGAAAAACACGAACATATGAGGAAACTCAAAAAGTTTGATGTTGATACGATTTATCAAGACAATCAGATAGTTCAGACTATGCATTGTCTGAGATTAGCTTGGTCATACTTTCCATTCTTTTGGGAAATCCGATGTGGACACGCCAAGAAAAGTCCGATGGAAGTATTTCACGATGATGATTTGTTCAAATCCACCATTCGTAAGTGTTGGAATTGGGAACAGAAACATTATAAAGGTGAGGATCCAGAAGGAGAACGGAATGTGTTTCACGAGAATAGACTTAGACAATCCATTAAGATTTATACGGGTACTCAATCAGTATCCAACTTCCGTCCTACAGCAGCCAAACTTATCTATGAGAAGTATGGTGGTGATGGAGTAGTATGGGATATGAGTTGTGGTTGGGGTGGAAGGTTATTAGGGTTTCTTGCGGCATCTAATACCAAACACTATATTGGAACTGAACCATCTACGAGAACTTATAAGGGTTTATTGCAGATGAGCAAGGAATTTGATTATATAAACAAAAAAGTTGATATATATAAACAAGGTAGTGAAGATTCCGTTTTTGGTGAATCACTCGATTTATGTTTTACTTCACCACCTTATTTCGATACGGAAAAGTATTCCGATGAGCCCACACAAAGTTATATAAAGTATCCTACTCAAGATGAGTGGGTAAATGGTTTTTTAAGAAAGACAATAGAGAATTGTTATTACGGATTAAAAGAAGGCGGTTATATGTTATACAATATCGCAAATACACCCAAGTATAAATTTATAGAAGAACAAACAGTAAAGATTTCAAAAGAGTTGGGTTTTGCCCAAGAAGATACATTACAATTAACATTATCAAGTGTGATGGGTGCAGGTTATAAATACGAACCTGTGTTCGTCTTTAGGAAATAGGAGAAAGTATGTCAGAACAACGTGACCTTGAACGGTTATTGAAAGTACATTATGCAGATATGCCAGGATTGGATACAGAAACACAAATA